TGGCGTCCCGTTCCTTGGCCAGGGACTTCAGTTTCTTCTCGGCGGCCGCGAGATCCTTGATCACCCTGTCGCGCTGGGTGACCAGGCGGGACAGTTCGGCGGTGGCTTTCTTGAGGGTCTTGCCGTAGCCGGACTTCACGTTGGCAGGCAGGGCCCTGGTGATGGTCTCCAGCCGCTGCCTGAGTCGCGCGGTGGTGCCGTCGATGCCTCGGATGAAGCCTTCGATCAGCAGCCGTCCGGCGGGGGTGAGGATCCGCGCGTCCTTCTTCGCGGGTCCCTTCCAGTCAGGGAGCTGGCTGGTCAGGCCGCTGAGGGTGGACCGGACGGCGCCGATCTTCGACTGGATGCCGGAGATGAAGCCGGAGATCAGGCTCGCGCCCGCGGAGGCCAGGACACCGCCCAGGCCTCCCAGAGCGGCGGCCGCCATCCCGGGGATCTGCCGGACGACGGCAATGGCCTGACTGCCGGCGGCCCGCAGTGCGCCGAGCAGGGCCCGGCCTGCGGAGGTCGCCGCGCCGGCCAGCAGCCCGGGCAGGGATCCCAGGGCGCTGGCGGCCTGTCCCGGCAGGGCGAGGAAGACCGCGAGTGCCTGCTGGGCGCTGGAGGCGATCGACGCGACGAACGAGGCGAGGGCCCCGGCGATGGCGCCGGGCAGGCTGCTGATCCACGAGACGATCCCGTTGACCATGTCGGGGATGATCGAGTGGCCGACGAGCAGGTTGTACAGCCATGTGAAGGCGCTCGCGATGGCCCCTGTCACGTAGGTCACGGCGTCGATTGCGGGCTGCAGCTTCTCCCGCATGCCGGTGATGAAGTCGATCAGCCCGGACAGGGCCGGGATCACGACGTTCGTGATCACCCCGGTGGCGAGCCGGATGAGGATGGACGCGAACTGGGCCAGCGGCGGGATCAGGGGCAGGATCGCGGGCAGCAGCTGGCCGGCGAGCTGCGCTCCGAGCAAGGTGATCTTGGGCAGCAGGGGGGCCAGCTGCGTCAGGATCTCCCCTACGGACTCGCCGAGTTGCAGGAGAACGGGAGTCAACTGCGGTACGACGGGAAGCAGTTGACGCAGCATGCTCAGGAACTGCGTGGCCCCCTGCGTGACGAGCTGGACCAGGACCTCGCTCAGTCCCTCGACGATGGGCTGCAGGGTGGGGCCGAGGACATCCGCGACCTGCTGGACAACAGGGGCAAGTGAGGTGAAAATGCGCGTCGCGGCGGCAAGGAGGGGCTGGAGGGCGGGCAGCAGTGAGGCCGCGAGTTCACCGACGACGGGCAGGAGCGGGGCAGCGGCGGTGACCAGGGCGGCAACGGCGCCGGCCGCTTCGGCAAGGACGGGACCGAGCGCCTTGATCACGGGCTGCAAGGCGCTGCCCAAGGATTTGATCAGGAGCTGGGCGGGCGGTCCGAGCTGGGTCAGGACGGGTCCGAGGGCGGACAGGGCCTGACCGATCAGCGGGGCCGCGGTGCGGCCCAGCTGGGCCATGGTCTCGAACAGGGCGCTCAGGGCGTCCTGGACGCCCTTGGTGGCGGTGACCTTGGTCAGCTCGCCGGTGACGTCCTGCAGGATCCCCAGGAAGCCGCCGCCCGCCTCGGCGGCGGGCCCGAACACGTTCTTGAAGATGGTGCCGACGTTGCCGAGAACGTCGAAGAGCTGGCCCGCCAGGGCGACCGCTTGGTCGATGGCGGCCGTCAGCTTGCCCGACTCCAGCCCGGCGCTGATCTTGTCGGCGAGGCGGCTGGCCGCGCCGCCTGCGGACTTGGTGAGCCGGTCGAAGGCGGGGGCTGCCGCGACGCCGATCTGCGTCAGGCCGGTCACGAACTGGCCGGGGATCTTCGACAGGTTGGACAGGCCCTTGTTCGCCCCGGCCAGGGCCTTGCCGAGCTGCCCGCTGGAGGCGAGCTGGCGGGCGGCGCCGAGGACCCCGGTGCCCATGGCGTTCAGGGCGCCGGCCGTGCCGACCAGGCCCCGCTTCAGGACGGGCAGCGCGACCTTCCCCGCGGCCGTGACCTGCTTGCCGAGGTTGTCGAACAGCCGCTCCTGCACGGCCTTGCGGAAGGCGGTGAACTGGGGTGCCGCCCCCTTGAGCGCCACGACGAACGACCGTGCGTTCGGCGTCAGCTTGGCGAGCGACTCCTGGTACTTCTCCGCGTTCGCCGGGTCGAAAGCGTTCTTGAGGGCGTCCCCGACACCGGTGGTACCGATCTTGAGGGCGGCGGCGGCCGTGACCAGGGACAGCACGGCGGTGGCGCCGACGGCGGCCGCGGGCGCCATCTGCGCGATGGAGGAGACCAGCGATGCCACCGACGGCAGCGCCGACGCCGCGGACGCGGCGATCGCTGCGAAGCGGCCGGGCAGCAGCGCCAGGCCGCCGCCCCCGCCCAGGCCACCGCCGCCCCCGCCCCCGGCGGCGTTGCCGATGCCGTTGAGGGTGCGCTGGATCTGGTCCGTGGCCCGCCGGTCGATGTCGACCGTGATGTGGAAGCGGTGCCGGGACAGCTCCGCCTGCAGGCGCCGGATCTCGGCCCGGGTGATGTGGATGCTGACCGGCACCCGCAGCGTGCTCGAGCGCAGCTGCCGCTGCAGCGTGCGGACCTGGCCCGAGGTGAGGTCCAGGCGCACCGGCATCCGCACGGCGTTGCGGGCCAGCCGCCGCCGCAGCTGCAGCAGGGCGATACGCGAGACGGTCAGCGTCGCCTCGATCTGGACGGTTCGCCCGCGCAGCTGTGCCTGGGCGGCGGCGAGTGAGCCCTGGCTGACGTCCAGGTCGACGGGGACGCGCACTCGCTGCCTCGCGGCGGTGACGGCCGCCTGCAGCGTGGCCTGGAAGCGGCGCATATCGGGGGTGACCTCGACCTGGGCCCGGACCGAGGAGAGACGAGCGCGCAGGTCGCTGGCGAAGTCGCCCATGTCCGGACGGACAGGCAGCTCCACCTGCACCCGCCGCCGCACGGTGGCGGCAGCGGCCTGCAGCGTGGACTCGAAGCGGCGGACATCGGGGGTGACCGGCACCTCGACCTGGGCGCTGACCGCGGCGAGGCGTGTCTGCAGCTCCCGGGCGAAGCCGGTCATGTCCGGAACGGCCTGGACCTTGACGCGAGCGCGCTGCTCGATCCGGTCGAGGTATGCCTGCAGGCTGGTGGCGAAGCGGGACGTGTCCGGGAGGACGCGTGCGGCCAGCCGTGCAATTTCGCGACCGCCCGGACCAGCCACCGCGATCACCTGCCTTTCGTGATCGCTTTCTTCACCGTCCCGCGGTACTTCGCCGGCAGGGGCCGGGCGAGGGGGTGCGAGGACAGGTCCAGCTGTCTGGTGGTGCGCGCCTGCGCCGCGAGGCCGCCCGGCCGCTGCACGCGGGCGGGCCGCTTGACGCTCTTGCGGCTGGCGGCCGACGCGGTGACCCACGCGGTGTCGTGGGAGGCGTCGACCTGGGCGGCTGCCAGGTAGGCGGCGATGGACCAGCCCCGGTGCTGGCGCCCTCCGCGCAGCTCCGCCTGGAGCGCGGAGTCGTCGGGGATGTGCTCGACCAGCTCGTAGACGGCCCGCGGGGACAGGGTGCCGCGCCACACCTCCAGCAGGTCACGCTGGTAGAAGTGGGCGAGGTCGGCGCGCAGCGCCCCCGCGCGGCCCTCACGGATCAGCTGGGCGAGCCAGCGGCTTCCGGGAGTTCGGTCTCCGCCTGCCACTTCTCCATCACCAGGAGCAGCAGCGCGAGGTCCCACTCGTCGACGACGGGCTTGAGGGCCGCGGGGTTGTCGCAGACGAGGAGCAGCAGGTCGCGCACCACTCGCTTCTGCTTCTCGAGCTGGTCGGCGGTGCTGTCGCTGTCGTCGGTCTTGATCGAGTCGATCAGGATCGTGGCGTTCTTCTGCGCGGTGTCGTTCAGGCGCAGCAGGTTCTTCAGGGTGACGACCGTGCCGTCTGCCAGCTTCAGGGGCAGGCCCGGGTACTTGTCGTCGGCCTGGCGCTGCAGGTCTTCGATGCTGATCGGTTCAGCCATGATGTGGTCCCTCCATCAGGTGCGCGGTCCCGGATATGGCGGGTGTGGGCCTGCCGCCCGGCACGGGACCGGTACCGGGCGGCAGGGCATGAGGGGCCTCAGCTGGAGGAGGCGGGGAGGATGGCCGCCCACTCGCCGATGTCGCCATCGAGGAGCGAGGAGCCCAGGAACGTGCCCGTGATCGGGTAGGAGACGAAGTTCTCCACGTCCAGGGAGATCGCGTCGGAACCCAGCAGGCTGGTCCGCGGGTGCCACAGCGGCAGGAAGCTGGACCCGTCCACGAGGATCATCAGCAGTGCCTTGATCTGCGGGACCGGTGTGGCCGGAATCCGGAAGGACCCGTCCGGCTGGATCTTCTCGGGGCCGGCGCCGAAGTACAGCTGGTAGGTGTCGGTGGTCGACTGCACCGACTGGAACGTCAGCGCGTAGGTGATGTCCGGCGAGGTCTGGCGGAGCTTGGCGTTCTGCCAGGACCCGATGGTGGTGGGGTCGTCACCGTCCCGGCCGAACTCCGGCATCTCGTCCCGGCTGGTGTGGCCGAAGTTCACCCACGGCGCGCCGGGGTTGAGCGGGTCGGTGATGTCGACGGGCTTGGCGGTGTCCGGGTCGGCCAGGTACAGATAGCCGGTCCCCGGGACGATGGGCGCGTCATCCTGCAGCATGAGAGTTTCTCCAATCGCCCGTCGGGCGCGGGGTGGGATGCCGCTGGTCCCGAGCGGCGAGGGCGGTTTGCTACAGGTGCGGGCGTGAGGTGACCTGGTAGGTCGCCTCGTAGCGGTACACACCTGAGTGGTTGAGGGCCGAATCGCCGGACCTCTGCCAGAACGGGCCGACCAGTTCCGTGAAGTGGCTGAGGTAGCCGCCGGCTTCGGTGTCGGAGAACTGGCTGACGCAGGCGTCGAAGAGCGCGGTGCGGGCCTGGCGTGCCATCAGCGAGGCCGCCGCACGGTCGGCGGCGCAGACGGTCACGGAGATGGTGGAGCGGTCCAGGCCGCGCGGGTCGACCGCGCCGGCGCCGGGCACCTTCCGGGCGACCAGCAGCGGCAGGCGATCGGCCCAGTCGCTGGGCCACTGATTGACGACGGTGGCGTCCGGGAACGCCGCCTCGTACACCTGGCGTACGAGGGTGTCCGTGTCGGGCAGGACGGGGGTCATGAGATGCCTGCCTCGAAGGCGTGGACGCCGTCGACGAAGGTGCCGTCGGGTGCGGTGTGCCCGTAGTTCTTGCTCAGGGCGTCGGGGTCGTCGGAGTAGATGACGGAGTCGGTGCTCCCGTGTTCCACCTTGAAGGACCGTGCGAAGTCGCCGGTGTTCTGGCGGGTGGCGGCGACGGCCTTCATGCGGGCGAGGCGGGTCTCGGCCAGGGCACGGACCTCGGCGCGGACGGCGGGCAGGTGGGCGAGGTAGGAATCGAGGTTGCGGTCGACCTGTGCCACAAGGTCACCTCCTGCGGATCACGGCGACGTCGTGGGAGACCCGCCGCGACCCCCGGTAGTGGGAGGGTTCGCCCACGACGGTGTAGTCACGGCCCTGCCAGGTGACGCGCGCCCACGGCCCGGCGGGCAGCGAGCGGCACAGCACCCGGAACGTGGTGGCGTCCTGGTAGCCGTCGGAGTCGCCGGCGGTGGACGACTGCGGCTGGACGCGGCAGCCCTCCACGGTCACCGGGCTCCCCTCGCTGGGGGAGCCGTCGGCGTTCATGGGGCCGGCCGGGTAGACGGTGATGGTCTCCGGGCCGGTGTCGAGCAGACTCACCCGGCCACCTCCTCCACCG